ATACGTCTTCTAAGTGAAGTGCTTGTCGCATAATCTGATGCAACCTCTGGACTTGCTCTAAAAGTAAGAGCTTTACTTAAATCATCTGTTTTGTTAATTCCTTGAGCCGAAAGCAACGATTCATTAAGGTTACGAAGTTTTTTAACTCGCATAGGTTCAAATCTTGTTCCTTTTTTAGGACTTGAAACTTGTAAAAATTCTTTTCCAAAAACTTTATCAAACTCTGCATTAATTATACTAGAATTTTTCTTTGTATCTTTAAACACAGGTCCAGAAAGAGTTTGATCCCCTTGAAGATCTTTTAAAGCATCGACCAAAGGACTAGCAAGGATGCCTGTTGTTTCTTGAACACCACTTTTTGTTTTAATTGTTAAACGAACTTCTCCTGTTCTAAGATTTATACTTTCCCAATTCAAACCACTATAAGTTATAGTTGAACCGTCATCAAGTGTTTTAACTGTCTCGTTTAAATCTTCAGGTCTAAACCCTTGCAAGACATGAAACAACATTTGTGTAGCTGCTTCAGGATCTGTATTTCGCAACCTCATTAAGGTTGTTTTTATTTTTGGAAATGTATCAACAGGAAAATCTCTTATTTTAGCTCTTGTAGGATCTAAATCAAAAAGTTGTTTAGCTTTTGCATCACCTAATTCACCTATTATAGTTCTTCTTCCCCAAGAGTCGCCAAGTCCTGCATTTGCCATTGGTTTGTCTAAACCTTGTAAAAACTTAGTTGTAAAACTTTGACCAAAGCTTTTATAGGCAGGTCCTGTCATGGCATCTCTAAATTTAACCTTGCCTTCACCTGTATTTAATTCAGCAGGTGTCATTTCACCTAAACCAGACTCTTGTAAAAGTTTAATACTTTTGTCTACTTCAGATCTTGTTAGAGTTTTTTTGTATCCAATGTTTATATTTCTATAGAGTTCTTCCATAGAAGTATTTGCAATAGCAAACGTTCTACCTTTTGGGTGTTGCAATAACTGCTGTTCAAATTCAGCTATAAATATCGGTTGTTCTGCTGCTTTAACCATTAGTATCCAAATACCTTATCTTGAACTTCGTAAGTTTGACTTTTAATGTGGTTTAAAGATTTATGAATAGAAGCATGACCTGAAGTTCTACACATAGAAAGGTATCGTAGAGCATCGTATGCATGATCTTCTGCTTTAGTATCCACATCTTCTGAATTAGTTTTAGACAACGGTATTCCTGCCAGTTGTCGAATAATGTTGTTACATGTATTAAATATACGGATTCTAGGCAACTTTGTCAATGGGTTATCTGCTAATCGTCTATGTATTTCCATTTTACCCTGTAGCCTATTTCTATCGGAAGGTGTCCATCTAACTCCCATACGCATCATAGTTTCTGCTATTGATGGTCCAAACCCTGTTTTATTCCAACACGATGAGTCAAGAACAGAGTAATGTGGAGTGGGTTCAAGCTGTTCCATTTCCATTATCTTATCAGCAAGTTGTTCTGCTGTATATTGCTTTACATAAAGTTCTTTATAGATCCAGATATTGTTATCCCAATCTATAGCCCCCCACAATACACAAGATGGGCTTGCATACCCATAATCCGCTGCACGTATTCTGGGCCAGTTAGTTGGAACTTCAAAAGGTTCAACAACGTGCTTTGGTTTAGAAAACTCTGGGAAGGCCGCTCCCTCTGCGACATCCCAATCCCCTTCAAGAAGTCTCTTCCGTTCGACTTCTGGGAGCGATCTGAGCATGGCTTCGTATCTGCCATCTTGCATCAGATAGGGATTATCAGTCAACCGTGCAGGAATAAACTTTCGGTAGAACAACGGTTGCCTTGCTTTTTCGTGACCCTCTGGATATAATAACTGCTCTCTTGTTTCTATATCTGTGGCTGGAAAGGGTTTATTATATTCATGTGGATCAATGTACATCTTCTTAATCCACCACCCTCCAACTCCACCGGGGTTTCCAGTACAACGCATAGACATATTCGGTCTTAGTTCGTCATCTGTTGTACGTAGTCTTGAACGCAAGTAATCCCACACGTATGGTGTGGGGTATTGTGTTATTTCGTCTATTCCTATCCAGTTAAAAGCCTGTCCCTGAAATCGAGTAACATCTTTATCTCTGTCTAGATAAGTAAACCACATTGTTGCCCCAGAAGGGAACACCCACGTGGATTTTGATTCTCTAAATGTTGCTTTCGGAAAAGCCTTTGTATATAACTGTCTTGACTTGTCAATCAGTTCTGTTAGTTCATCAAGAGTTCTTCTTAGGAGAAGACCACGATGATTAGGGTTATGACAATAACGAAGAGGATCAACAAGCAAAGCGAAAGACTTGCCCCCTCCTGCAGCCCCACCGTATAACACATCTTCTTCAGAGGAAGATAAAAATTCTTCTTGAGGACCGTTGTTAGGTTTAAATATAACTTCTTGATCTTCGACCAGATCAGATACAGGTTGTAACGAATTGAGTTCATCACCCAAGTCCACAACTTTTGAAGTTCCGTTAGTAAGGTTCTTTGCAGTGTTTTCAATACGTTTCGCATTTTGTCTATGTTTCTGTACTTTCTTTGCCGCCTTCTCTGCTTGTTTTCTTTCGGCTGCAAGTTTTTTACGAGTTGCTCTCTTAGCTCGTTCTAATGATGAAACATTGTAAGATTGTTTCGGAGCATTTGGATCTTTCTTTGGGCGACCACGTTTATTAGCCACTTACTTCTATTCCTTTTTTAGGTGGGAGCAATACTACTCCATGTAATGCCTGTACATTATGGTTATGTGTTTCCTCTCTACCCAGCCCAACCCTGTTTAATAGCGATTCGGCAGCCTTTAGACGCACATCATCCCCTCTTTCTACCTGTGGGGTGTCAATCATACTAATTAACCTGTTGGTAGCCTTTACAGAAGCACTAGCGAGTAGGTTCTTTGACCGTGTTATGATCTCATCGGCTAATTTGCTTCGCAAATACCCTGCAGAACCCTTTGTGTACCCAGCATTTTCAGCTGCAGCGACTACTTGGCCGCCATTCTCAAACAAATTCTGTAGGAATAGTTCTTCTTTTTCAGAAATCTTAGTAGATTTGCGTTTTTCTGGTAGTAAATTCATTGTAATCTCGTTATTATGGTGCGTAGGTCTACGTACTGGATGCAAATTAAGCCTTAAAGTGAGCCAATGTGACATCTTGCACCTATAATACATATATATAATACTAATTTAAAAAAAATTTGTCAAGGGGGGTTGACGAAATTGATTTTAGACGGTACAATGCAGATGAACCTGCCGAGGATATATATAGTATACCCAATGAGTTGCCCCAATGCGTTGCATATGGGGCTTTTTTATTGAGTGTACTCAGTGAGTTGCAAAGTTTCCCATACATATAACCCTAAAATATAAAAAATATCCCTAGATTGCATACAGGTACTGGGTCTACCCCGGTGTCCCTTGTACCCCCTATGAGCGTCTGCAGATATTATACCAAGTAAATCCCACCAAGTGACGTTAAAAGTTTTGCAACAAGTTATTATTAATACTTAATACGTGTATTACGTGCATACGTGCAAGATGGCACTGACATTTTTTCATACATAAAACTTTTAGACTGTCTTTTAGGTGTCATAAAAAATAGCATTTAAAACATACAATCCAACAAATACAACGATATACTTATTATTTATTTTAGACACAAAAAAACCCCCCAGAAGTTAATCTGGAGGGAGTTTATATAGTGCTATGGAGGATTACACTATAATTAGTATTTCAAAGAACCACTAAAATATTTGGTTCTATAATCTTGTTGGTATTGTTCGACTTGTTCTTGCACTCTTTGATTTGCTCTGAAATTGTTGGCATCTTTTAACCAACAGGAAACACAAAGATATTTATTATTCTCTTCAACGTGTAAATATCTTTCTTGACCTTTATTACAAGCTGAACAATGAACAATATCTTGAGAAAAACTACCCATCTTAATAAGTCCTCTCTTCAGTTTTAATAATAAAATTATCTTTATCATCTAATTGATAGTCTTTTAATTTAACTTGTTTATTAGATGTTCCATAAGCACAAATAC